TTTTGACTGGCTATTTGCATGCAACATTGTAACAGGGTTGCTTTCTATCAACCCAACAATGTCAATACTCTCTTTCTTATCGGTTCCTTGCATTTTATATATCTATTCTGTCGTTGTCTTTATATTGTTTTGCTTTTTGTTTTTATTTTCAATTTTATTTTTTAATTATATTTACTTTTGCTTTTAAAATCAAAAGCAATCCAAATTACCATTTATTTTTTCGCACATTAATTTTAGGCCCTGAACCCTTTTTGTTAATGTTTTTAGGGTCATATGACTCCTCTTCATCATCAGAATTTAAATCCTTGCTCATCTCCCAGAATTCTTTACTACCGAGTTTAAACGGCCCGTGCTGTTGCGCCTTGTACCAGAAAATTTGGTCCTGTAGCTTATTCGACTTGGCATTATTGTTTATCACCAAACACTCGAAGTTTTCAGTACACTGATCCATCACCTGACAAAAGGACTCAAAGGTCGGAAACATACCCGCATAATTTTCATAGATACGTTTTCGGTTACCAATATACGGCTCTCGCAGGATAAATACGTAATCAATGTTGGTTCTCAAATTGGGCGGAATGCCTAAAGGATATTGCATTGTGATGACCAGCATAATCTTCCAATGACGGCCGTTCATGAAGAGGAGGCGCATCATAGTGTCGCGGGTCCATTTATTATCGAACAAGCAATCGTCGAGAACGACAAAGGTTCGGGGGTCTATGGTGGTCCGTTTATATGATTCCATTTCTTTTTTGACTTGTTTCAGGACTGCTTTTTGTCGTTTCAGGATATTTTCTATGATGGCGGTATTGTATGCGTCATGGATGAAGAGTTTTGGCACGTGTTCTCCGAAGAATCCGTTTCCTGCTTCTGTGCCCGAGATGACGGTTCCGATGGGGATATCTTGGTGGTAATACATGAGGTCTTTTACAAGGAAACTTTTACCGGTATCACGACGACCGATGAGGACGATAACGGGACCTTTATTTTCGTCGGGTCTAAAGCTGATGGAGCGCATATCGAATTTTCCTAATTCTAAATTCATTTGGATTTTTGATTTATATTTTTTTTTGAGAGAGAAGAGAGAATAATAATAATGTAAATGTTGAATAAATATAAGTAAAAAATTGAATATGGAATATGGAATATGAGATAATGAAATAATATATTTGGTTAATTTAAACTCATTTTTTTAAACAATAAATAAAATATTATATATAAAATAAATACATAAATAAGATAAAATAAGACAAAATAATGTCAACAAAAAAATATAAAAATGGTAAAAATGGTAAAAATAGTAAAACAAGGAAGAGGTTTTTATACAATCCGAATGATCCTAAAAAATCGTTTGATGTGTATATTGATAAAAATCCGAGGGATACGATACATATAAAGTATAAAACGGTGGACGATGTTAAGGCGACCATTCGAAAATTGGAACGGCTTTATAAGGATAAAAAGTATACACACAAGCGCATATGGCAGGTGGGAATGATTATGAAGGTCCGATTAGAAGTGTTGCGAAATAAAAAACCAAAGGAGTATCATTTAGCTAAAAAGTATTTTGATTTTCTTAGCGAGAGAACAAAAATGGATGATAATAAAGATCGATACAAGGCGACATTTAAAGTATAATGTATAAATGTATAATATGAGAGTAGAGTAATATAAGATAAGAATAAATACGAAAAATATTCTTATGAAAAATAAGTTTAAATACTTGTATTTTTCTATGTATAGACAATATTAATTTATTTTATATTTTATTCAAAACAACATTTAACATTTTCTCTCAATCTCTCTAAAATGTCTTGTATAAAAAATGCATTTGAATTATATTATCAAAAGCCAAAGAATGAGAATCTTCTTAAAAATTTAGAAGAAACGCGCATGGGACTTTCGTCTTGTCAAAATTTTATTCCATTGTATTCCACTTTTTTTTCTTTGAACGACACAAACTATAATTCTATCAATTTGAATCAGACGTTTAATCTACAGTCGATTCTTTACTCTGAATCTGAAGAACAAGAAGATGATCGCCATTTTAAAAATATTGCAAATGCAAGTGTAAAAAAACGAAACGATGATGATGATGGAATTACAAACGTCCCTGTTTTTTTCAAGTTCTCTCCGCTTTTAGATCCGATCAAATATTTGGCAGGCAGTTATGACACCAAAAATGAAGCGCTGCTCCATCTTCCTGAACTGCATTCTTTGCCGATTCCTAATTTCGCTTCCGATAAAAGTTCTGATCCCGATAAAAGTTCTGATCCCGATAAAAGTTCTGAAAAAGACGATAAAGATAAAGAAAATCATTATTGTCATTCAAAGGTTTTGGACCCGAATAATTCCGCGTATGTGGACGGATTTTTCTCGTATTTATCGAGCCAGCTGCTGCATGTGCATGATTTTATACACGGAATCGATTTTTACGGATCGTATCTAGCGATTCAAAAAGATTTCATAGTGAATATATTCGACGATCAAGAGTATTTGATGAAGAATGAGTTTTTCAAAGATAAAAACGGACTACTCTTCTATTACGACGAGTCAGAATGCGAAAAGTTTTTAGAATGGAATCAAGAGAGAAGAGAGAAAAATAGTAAACAGACAAAAAGTATGAATTCTAAAATAAAGATTCTGAATAGCGTTGAGATTGTTGCCGAAGAGTTGCAGCAAGAGCAAGGAGGAGTGAAAGGAGAGCAAGAAGAGCAAAAGCAAGATGTTAACAATGATGGACGAGAAGAATCTGTGCTGGTTGACATATCTGAATCTGATATTTTTAATATTGATGACGATAAAAAAGCAGATAAAACAGATAAAGAAAATGGCGAAGAAGAGGAAGGAGGAAAAAATGGAAATGAAAATCAAAAATTAAAGATTGGATGCAGTTATGATGCAGATGACGCATCATCGTCGTCTTCGTGTTCTTCGCGCTCGTCGCACACAACCAATGAATCGCTTTATAATATGAGCGACGACGGTAGTCAAGATGGCGGCGGCGGCGATGATAGCAGTCACTATAATAGCGAAGACGACCGAGAAGAAGATGAAGAAGGCGACGGAGAAGACGATGAAGAAGAGATTCTGAATGCCACCATTTATAATTTTCCGGTGGAAGTAATAGCGCTTGAGCGCTGCACAAAAACGCTGGATGACTTGATGGTAGAAGATGCGCTCTCAGACGAAGAGTGGGAGGCCGCGCTCATGCAGATTGTGTTGACGCTGGCAACGTATCAGAAAGCGTTTGCATTCACGCATAATGACTTGCACACCAACAATGTCATGTTTAACGAAACGGATAAAAAATTCATCTATTATTCATTCAATAAGAAATTCTACAAGGTTCCGACGTTTGGTAGAATATTTAAAATTATTGATTTTGGCCGCGCTATTTATCGATTTAATTCAAAGCTGGTTTGCAGTGATAGCTTTCATAAAAGCGGAGATGCCGCGACTCAATATAATTGCGACCCGTATTATAATGATAAAAAACCACTCGTTGAACCAAACTATAGTTTCGATTTGTGTAGATTGGGTTGTTCTCTTTTTGATTTTTTCATTGACGATATTGACAATGTGGATGCCGAGTGCAAAAAGAGTCGACTGGTCACGGTAATCGTTGACTGGATCACGGATGACAACGGGCGCAATATTCTCTATAAACAAAGCGGGGTTGATCGATATCCGGATTTCAAATTATATAAAATGATTGCAAGAACGGTTCACAATAAAGTACCGTCACAACAGTTGCTCAAACATGCCATTTTTACACAGTATGAGATCCCCCAAAAAAGTGTGAAAAAATCGATGACTGTTTTAGATATTGATGCGATTCCAAGTTATGTCTCGGGTCAGCAAGGTAAGCAATGATTTGAAATTGTATAATTATATATAATTATATAACCATATTTATATAACTATATTATTTAGTTTATTTCTTCTAATAATATATTTTTTTGTTTAGATATATATAATAAATAAATAATGGATCCTGAACAAGATTTATATTCTTTTTATGATGATGAACCAATAGAACCAATAGGCGTTTTTGCAAACGAGTCGGAGGATGATGAAGAAGTTTTTGCCCAAGCGGCTTTTAGTCAGCCAGGACCAGCTTTTAGTCAGCCAGGACCAGCTTTTAGTCAGCCAGGACCAGCTTTTAGTCAGCCAGGACCAGCTTTTAGTCAGCCAGGACCAGCTTTTAGTCAGCCAGGACCAGCTTTTGTCCAAGCGGACTTTGATTCAATAAGTCCAGCGGTCAAGAGAATTGAAACGTCACGGATGGCTCAAGCCAACCGAGATGCTGCTTCTGATGAACAACGCGCTGTTGCGACACAGTTAAGAGCAGCACCATTGCCGTCGCCTCATACAAGTCATAAATCAAAAGGGAACGCAAGTTGTATGGAATGTGCAAATACCCTCAACAAATTATACATTCAAAATGGTTCTACTATTGATTTTGCCATGATAGATTACCGTTGGCCAGTGAATATATGTAGACATTTAAAGCCGGAAGCTAGATGTATCTTGTGTTATGGTATTTCCATGTGTAAGCATAATAGAGACAAATTTCGTTGTGTGAAATGCATGGGGGCGGCATATTGTCGTGATCCCACCCACAGAAATAGAGGTAAAAATGGCGCAGCTTTACGAAAAACTGCTTGTAAAGATTGTATTGCCGAAAAGAGTTTAATTGGATCTATTTTTGTCTCTGAAAAAGGAAATGGAGCAGAAGCCCAGGGGGGCGCAAAACGTTTGATAAAAAGAAAACATTCGACCAAAAGAAGACGTTCTGTCAAAAAAAAACGTTTTACAAAAAGAAATAACAAATAGAAATTATTTATACAAAAAATATATATATTTTTATTATTAACAATATATATATACACTATACTATACACATATAATTACTTGATTCATATTAAATGGTTGTAAATACTCCAAAACAGAGTGCTCCATTAAACTTTAGGACATCCAATTCA